ACTACGAGGAGGGTCCTGGACCCACCTTCACCGAGGCTGACCGCCGCAACGTGCAGGACTTCCAGCTTGCTCAGGGCTGGAAGGGCAAGGCCAAGGGCGGGGACGCTGACGGCTACCCCGGCCCGGACACGCTGGCCCTGCTGGCGGCTCCGGTCGAGAAGCCCGAGCCCAAGCCTGAGCCGAAGCCCGAGCCGAAGCCCTCGAAGGGCAAGCCCGCTCGCCTGCGGTTCGCGCACGCCTCGCTCCAGTTCAGCGACACGCCGGCCCAGCACACCGACGACATCGAGCGCCTGTTCGCTCGGGGCTACGACGTGCTCACGGGCACCGAGGCTGGTCCCGGCGCGAACAACACCAGCGCCGAGTTGAAGCGGTGCGCCAAGAAGTACGGCTACCGCCTCTCCATCACGGGCCGCTACGACTCGTGGGTTGCCGTCAAGGGCAGCCTCGTCGTGGACGACTACGACCACGGTGCCGAGTTCGCTCTCTGGCGCTCCTCCCGCACCGAGGGTGACCACCCCGGTCGCTGGGGCGACAAGGCCGTTGTCTGGGCCTCCTGGAACATGGGAGCCACCTACGGCCATCTCGCCGTGGGCGCGATCCACGCGCTGACGCACGGTGGTGCCGGCAAGGAGTGGAAGGCCGAGTCCGACCAGATCTACGCCAAGGTCATCGGCAAGTGGGCCGACGAGCACGGCAAGGGCAAGAGCCTCGCCTTCATCGGCGGGGACTTCAACCTCGTGGACCGTCGCAACGACCTCTTCCAGGGTCAGCCGCTCACGTCCTGCTGGGACGACCTGAAGCAGTACCCCAACACCGGCCACGGCAACATCGACGCTCTCGCCCGGTACGACCACGACGGTCGTGTCCGCTGCGTCGGTGCCCGCGTGCTGAACGACAAGCAGGTGTTCCTCAACACCGACCACTTCCTCACCGAGGCCGAGTACGAGATCTCGCCTCTCTGACGTGACGAAAGGAGGGTGCCCTCATGCCCGGACCCATACCCAACCGCCCGGAGGATCAGAGCCGAGAGCGGGACGCCAACCGTGGCGACCGCCTGCCGATCTCCAAGGGCACCCTCCGTCCCGTCGAGGACGTGTGGGCTCCCGACGAAGAGTGGAGCCCGATGGTCCAGGAGCTCTACCTGAGCGCCGCCGAGTCGGGCCAGAGCGACTTCTACCAGAAGTCCGACTGGATGCTCTGGTACTCGCTCTGCGAAGACCTGAACTACTACAAGCGGATGGGCAAGCGGTCGGGGCAGATGCTCCAGACCATCTACTCGTCCATGACCGAACTGCTGGTCACCGAAGGTGCTCGCCGCAAGGCCCGCATCATCCTGACCGACCCCGAACCTGAAGAGGATGACGCCGCTGTGCTGGCTCTTGCCGACTACCGTTCCGAGCTCGGGATGGAGGACGACGGATGAGCCGCTTCGCGGTCGTGCGCGAGCGCCTTCTGGCCGGCACGCACCTACCCATCGCTCTCTACCTCGGCGTCATTGGCCTGATGTTCGTCATCTCCCCGAGCACCGCGCTCATCAACCCACTCCCCGTCTGGGAGGCATGGGCATGGATGGCCTCCTTGGTCGGCGGCACCGGCCTCATCGTCTACGGGACCGCCTCTGAGCGTTCCCGCGTCGAGTCAGTCGGCCACGCCTTCCACCTGTTCGGCCTCGGCATGTTCGTCGCTCTCCTGGCTATCCAGGGTGCCGAGCAGTACGTCGCTCTGGGTGCGCTCTCGGCTGTCTCCCTCATGCGGATGCGGACCCTGAAGCGGTCCCGGCGTGCGAAGCGGGAGGCGCGACGGATCATCAAGGAGGGCATGTGATCGACTCTCTCCTTGCTGGTGGGGGCCTCGCCGGCCTTCTGACTGCCATCGCCTACGCCTACAAGCAGATCATGGCCTCGCGCCGCGAAGACGACACCATTCCGCAGGTCGCTGCGGCTGCTGCTGTCACCGACGCCCAGGCCACCAACGCCATGCTCCTCGCCGCTCTGAAGTCCGAGCGGGATGAGGTCCAGCAACTCTCCAAGGAAGTCGGAGAGCTCCGCGTGGCGAACACGAACCTGTACACGCAGTTGCGTCAGCAGCGAGCCGAGTACGAAGCCGAACTCTCTGCCCTTCGGGGTCAGCTCACGGAGGTCAGCGACCGTCTGGCTCTGCTCCAGAGCCGACTGTCCACCGATATGCCGTGACCTGAGAGGGGGTGGCTCGGATCGCTACCTCCATCAAGCCGAAGGGGCTGACGGTCGATGAGATCGCAGCCCTGGAGCACATCTACTACGGCCCCTCGTGGCGCAAGACCGAGGACGGCAAGTGGGACCTCCCCGAGCACACGCTCGGCTGGCAGATCCTCGGGTGGTGCGCGGAGTTCCTGAACAACTTCGACGGCACCCCGAACCTGCGGCTCACAGCCGAGCAGGCACGCATCCTGCTCTGGTGGTACGCCGTTGACCTGCGTGGCCGGTTCATCTACCGGCAGGGCGTCATCCAACGCCTGAAGGGCCACGGTAAGGACCCGCTCCTCGCGGTCATCTCGCTGATCGAGTTCGTCGGTCCGAGCCGCTTCGCCGGCTGGGACAAGAACGGCAAGCCGGTCGGTGAGCGACACCCGAACGCATGGGTCCAGATCGCGGCTGTGAACCAAGCGCAGACCCGCAACACCATGACGCTGATGCCGTCCCTGATGTCGCAGAAGCTCATCGACGCTCACGGCATCAAGGACGGTGCCGAGCTCATCCGAGCCCACAACGGCAAGGTGCGGCTCGAAGCCGTCACGAGCTCGTTCCGTGCGCTTGAAGGTGGCCGCTCGACCTTCGTCATGCTCAACGAGACCCAGCACTGGGTCCAGGGCAACAACGGCCTCCTGATGCACAAGACGGTGGCCCGTAACGCGGCCAAGACCGGCTCCCGGTTCCTCGCCGTCACCAACGCCTACCTGCCCGGTGAAGACTCCGTGGCAGAGCGGATGCGAGAGGGCTTCGAGAAGATCCGCGACGGTCGGATGAAGGACCCCGGCCTGATGTACGACAGCATCGAGGCCAACCCGCTGACGCCCCTCACCGAGGAGGCCCTGCGGATCGTCGTCCCGATCATCCGTGGCGACTCGTCGTGGCTGAAGGTCGAAGACGTGATCGCGTCGGTGCTCGACCCCACGCAGTCTGCGTCGGACTCCCGGCGCATGTGGCTGAACCAGATCGTTGCCGACGAGGATGCGATCTACGGCCCCGAGCACTGGAAGCCGCTGGAGGTCGAGGGCGCTGTCCTCTCCCCCGGTGACGAGATCGTGCTCGGCTTCGACGGTGGTAAGTCTGACGATGCGACCGTCCTCGTGGCACTCCGCGTCAAGGACAGGGTGGCCTTCATCCTCTGCCTGGAGGAGCGGCCCGCGAACTGGCCGACAGGCGAGGGTGCGCCCCGCTGGGAGGTCAACCGCGAGACCGTGGACAGCGCGGTCCACTCGGCGTTCAACCTCTACAAGGTGCGCGGCTTCTACGCCGACGTGGCCCTGTGGGAGTCCTACATTGACGATTGGGCCGAGGCGTACCGCGAGTCGCTTGTCGTGAAGGCAAGTGAGAGGCACGCGGTCGCATGGGACATGCGTCAGTCGATCCAGCGCCTCACACGCGCACACGAACGCCTCATGCAGGCCATCTTCGACCGCAAGGTCTTCCACGACGGCGATCCCGACCTTCGCCGGCACGTGCTCAACGCACGTCGCCGCATCAACAACTACGGAGTCTCGTTCGGCAAGGAGTCGCGTGAGTCCCCGAAGAAGGTGGACGCCTACGCCGCTCTGATGCTCGCCCACGAGGCGCTTCATGACCTACGAACCCGAGGGAAGCCGACCAAGGAGCGCACTGGTCGCGGCTACTTCCTGTGAAAGGAGTGTGCAAGTGAGCGTCAGGCCACAAGCCCTCGCGTCCAGTCTTCTGTCCATCATCTCCGACGACAGCGAACGTCTGGAGCGCATCGACCTCTACATCAACGGCATCCAGGACGAGCCGTACATGCCGAAGACGGCAGACGAGGAGTACAAGCTCCTCGCCAAGCGGGCGGTGTCCAACTGGATGCCGCTCATCATCGGCACGCCGGCCCAGGCCCTCTACGTGGACGGCTTCCGAGCCTCCCGACAGAAGGCCGAGGACGACAACCGGGAGACCCCCGAGTGGAAGCACTGGCAGGCCAGCGGGCTCGACGCCCGCCAACTGGCCGTCCACCGGGCCGCTCTCGGCTACGGCCACTCCTTCACGCTCACCGAGCGGAAGAACGGCAAGGTCGTCACCAAGGGCCTCAGCCCGCTTCGTACCGCTGCGCTGTATGAGGACGCAGCGAACGACAACGCGCCGTACGCCGCGCTGACCATCATCGAGTACCCGAAGCTCGTCAACGAGAAGACGAAGCGCGGTGTCGCTCGCCTCTGGGACGGCACGCACGAGTACAAGGTGCTGTTCGAGTCGCTGGCCGGCGACAACCAGAAGGTCTCGATCGTCAAGAAGAAGCCCCACGGGGCTCCTGAGTGCCCGGTCACCCGGTTCGCCGCAGCGGTGGATCTGGAAGGCCGCACGTGTGGCGTGGTCGAGCCGATGATCCCGCTCCAGAACCGCATCAACCAGACGGTCTTCGACCTGCTGGTCACGCAGACCTACGCCTCCTTCAAGGTGCGCTGGGTCACCGGCATGGCCCCGCCCATGCAGATGAAGATGCTCGACGCGGACGGCGCAGAGACCGACGACCCGAACCTCGCGGTCGATGTCGTGCCTCGCCTGGACGGCAACGGCAACCCGATCCCGCAGAACATCGACCACAACGCCCGACGCTTCCTCTTCGCGGAGGACGCGGACACGAAGTTCGGTTCGCTGGACGAGTCTCCGCTGGGCGGCTTCATCGAGTCGATCGACATGAGCATCCGGCATCTCGCCGCTGTCTCGCAGACTCCCCCGCACTACCTCCTCGGCCAGATCGCGAACCTCTCCGCAGAGGCGCTGACGGCAGCCGAGACGGCCCTCGCCCGCAAGGTCGAGGAGTTCCGTCAGGCGTTCGGGGAGTCGTGGGAGCGCGTCTTCCGCATCGCTGGCGCGATGGACGGGGACTCGCAGGTCTTCGAGGACGACGGTGGCGAGGTTCTGTGGCGCGACATGGAGAGCCGTTCGCTGGCTCAGTCGGCTGACGCCCTCGGCAAGCTCGCTGAGGCGCTGGAGATCCCCAAGCGTGGCCTCTGGCACCGCGTCCCGGACGTGACCCAGAACGAGATCAAGAACTGGAAGGAACTCCGCGAGGAGGACGACATCGACGGTCAGATGGCTGACGCGCTTCACCGCGCATCGGCCTTCGGCTCTGCGACTTCGACTGACACCAACAGCCGAGGCAACCTGACGGAGGGGTGACCATGACCCCCGAGCAGCAGCAGGAAGTCGAGCGAGCGTCGGCCCTCTTCCACACGGCCCTCACTGCCCTTGGGGCTCAGTCTGTCGTTGACACGCTGAGCCTCTGGCAGGACGTTCCTCCGGTTCCCAACGTCAGCAACTCGCGACTCGTCCAGCGATGGCTCGCGACCGCTGTCAAGTACGTCATGCGTCGGCGCATCCGCGCTCGCGACATGGCGCTCGCCTACTACCGCTACGAGCGGGCTCTCACCACCGGCAAGACGATCGCTCTGCCGGGACAGGAGAACCCGCCGTACATGACCCTGCCCCAACTGAAGCGCGAGTTCGAGTCCTTCCTCTCCCCTGACGGATCGACCACTGCTGAGACCGAGGATGCCCAGGAGGCTCCGAACGTCGTACGCATCCCGGTCGAGAAGATCGAGGGTCTGGAGGACGACCTCAACGCGCTGGAGCAGGACGCCGAGGAGCAGGTCAGGGACAACCTGCTGGTCCTCGGTCCGCTGAACCAGGATCGCAAGACGCGAACCGCTCGCTACGTGGAGCCTGAACAGGTTGACGAGGGTCGAGCGGACGCACACACGAAGGCTGGCCGACGACAGGCCGCTGCCGCAGAGCGCAACGTGCTGAACGGGGCTAGAGGCCCCCTCTACCTCGCTGCCCAACGCGACAAGCGGGCCATCGGCTACGTCCGTGTCTCCAAGACGGGGACTCCGTGTGGCTTCTGCGCCATGTTGATCTCCAGAGGGGTCGTCTACAAGTCCGAGAAGACTGCCGGCGACCAAGACCTCTGGCACGACAACTGCCACTGCATCGCCATTCCGGTGTTCAGCATGA